GGCTATTGGCACTGCAGACGACATGGGCTTGCCTCTAGGCCTTGGTAGCCTGTTAAAGTACTTCTTGGGGCGCATGGCGCCGGAGCTCACTGACGCTCTAGATGAGAAGACGGAGAAGTCTGCCAGTGCTCATTTGGGGCTGATACACGAGACTTTTGCCAAGTACCCGCGGTTTTTCGACGACGTACTCAAGACTGCACAACTTGACTCTCTCGAGCACGACAAAACGCTCGCCACCAAGTTAGCCGCGTACACGCCTCCGGGAATGATCGAGGACTACGCGCGCAGACGTATCGTTCCTCCTTCCTGGGATGTTCATGCGCGTCCTCTAACAGACACCATGGACTGGACTGATCCTAACACGGGGCAGCAGTACCAGACCAACTACGGTGTTGTACAAAAGACGCACGATAAACTCTTACAGCAGGCAGCGCAGAATAGAGCGTTGCGGTCTGCGGGACTGTTCGGCGGTAGCGCCTTATTAGGTGCTGCCGGCCTGGGATTGGGCCTGTCGGCTAAGACACGCCCTTTGATGTTGCCTGCATTAGTAGGGTCTGCAGGCTTGGGTGTTTTGGGCGTGGGGAACACTCTCTCGCCGTTGGAAATGCCCGGACCTAAGATCCGCACCGACAACGGTGAGACAATCTCCGGCTGGACCGAGATGATGCCCAAGACCGGCCATCAAGCCCTGGCGCCGGAGCTGGCGTATCTGATAAAGCGCGCGAAGGATTCGCGCCCTGCGCAACTCTCGGCGTCCACAACTGACACGTATTGGGCCCAGATAAAAACCGCACAGGTGCGTGATACTAATTCCCCTCTCCTGGGAAACACGCTAGACTTTGCCAAAGTCTCAGAAATCGTAGGGCGCTCTATACTGTCTCTTGCTATCTGAGCGCTTGCGCAACAAAAACAACCTCCTATCATCAGACCTGAAACCCATTGAGGGATCCCAAATGGCTACTGAAAGCGCTTTCGACCGAATCCTCCGCACCCTCGACGATGCCGACGCGGGTGTGCAGACCAAGACTGCTGCAGCCGCGGAGCCGCCGGTTGAGGCCCGTATGCTGGAAGCTGTCCGCCGCGTAGCGGAGAGTTCGTCCAAGGTAGCTGCCGCTCCGGCTGCTGCGGGAAATTCGGCCAGCGCGGATCTACAGCGCATGGCTAAGGAAGCGCAGGCCAGTGAGCAGGAGGCGCTTACTAAGCAAGCGCACTTCATGGGCGCAGCCCTCGCGGATGGTTTCATGGAGCGGTTCGCGCAGTACGACGTGGCTCTTGCCAACGCCGGCGTGAAGACCGCGGCCGTGAGCCAGGATGTGATTAAAGAGGCGGCTGCTGCCGGTTACAAGGCTGCCGTGGCCGACATGGAGAAGACCGCTGCTGCTGAGTACGAGCGCGGTTACAACGACCAGCTGGCGCACATCCACAAGATCGCGTCGGATATCCACTATGGCGGCCAGGCGATGGCGGCGTCGGTGGTAGAGCAGCTGAGCAAGCGTTGAGCTAAGCCGTGGCTAACTACACAGACATAGCTGCTCTTTCGGACGAGGTCCTCGCCAGTGTGCGGGAGTCTTCTACGAAGACTGCGTCTAGTGCCGAAAATACGTCGCTCAATAGCGATATCGGCCAAAGCCTGAAGCTGGCCGCCGCAGCTATACGTAATTTACGGGACGACCAGGTTACCGACGCGGACATCGCGGCGGTAATCTCCCAAGCCCGCAAGTACGCTAGCGGCGTAGCTGCGGAGCCCGTTCTACCGCTCGCGGTTAAGTCCGCTTCGCAAGAGGCGAAGTCTCCCCTTAGCGCCAACTTGCGCAAAATCGCCGCCGATGTCCGTGCACACGGCGCCGCTGCGGATGCGGAACGAGCAGTCAAGACTGCCAAAATGATTGCTGCCGCTGTCGGCATTGAGCACCTAGCCAAGACACTGAAGGCATGACCATGCAGTACACTGACGTTGCTGACGTGCTTGACGCTGTCGCTGATTACATCGACGGCATCGAGACACAGAAGAAGACTGCCGAGGCCGCGGCCAAGGGCGAGCGTATCAGCAAGCTCGCGGCGCGCTTCGAAACGTCTACAGGCGAATCTATCCCCGCTAGCATGAAAGAAAAACTAGCGAGCCTGGATACTGACACGCTTGATCAGCTACTTAAAGTAGCCAAGAATACGGGGGACTCGCCGGCAGCGCTCGGTAGTCCTGCAGATCGTGAAGACGCCCCGGTTGCGCCGCGCAATACTAAAGAAGCCAGCGCTCACGCAGATGATCGATTTCTAAGCTGGCTGACCGCTGACTGATCAAATCAAACTGTCCTCAGACAAGTTCTGCAGGTTGTAGGAGAAAAAAGACATGGCCGCGCTTACTGACAAGTTCGACGTACTCCGTGGCTGGGAACCCGGAGGTGACGCCGGCGTTGACCAGTCGTTCCCGCCCAACGCTCCTGGCGGCGTGCCTGTAACCCTGCTTCCGGGTTACATCGTGACGCTATCGGCTTCGGGCACCGTGGACGTGGCCACCACGCCCGCCAACGTAACCCTCGGCACGGCTGATCCGCGTCAGGTGTACGTGGTTGTCGAGGGCAACGGCGCCGACTTCTCGGCGCGTTTCGTCGGCAAGGTAGTTTGCCTTCGAGGCAAGCTCACCATCCGTACGGACAAGCTGGGTGTTGCGCAGACCTTCCCTGTCGCGGGCAAGGTTACGTACAGTGCCGGTCTCCTGATGGACAAGGCGCCCGCGGCCACCACGCAGGTGATCGGTACGGTCATCGCTAATAACGTCGCGACCAACGGTACGATCGACGTTGAGATCGACATCTGAACAACTTGAGGACTGAGGAAGAAAAATGACGACTCCGGCGTACCGTACCGAAACCGAGAAGGTCTCGGCGCAATTCATCAACTCGAACTTCGTTCGCAAGCTCGAGCAGGGCCGCGTCAAGGAAGCCAGCGAGGAAGGCTCGGCTTTCATCCGCACGAAGCTCCGCCAGGAAGCTTTCGTGCGTGAGATCCTTCCTCCGGTCCTCCTCTCGGACGACGAGATCGACCGTGACGAGAACACGGACCAGCCGAAGAAGATCGTCGAGAAGGAGCCCGACTCCGTTGCGACGTTCGTTCCCTTCTACGGCACCGGCCCGCGCACGCTCTTCCGCGGCCCGCGCTACTCCGTCTTCTTCGGAAAGACCGAGTCGCAGCGCTTCCGCAAGAGCAAGTTCGAGCTGATGACGTATCAGAACGACATCCGCAAGATCCTCTCGGATAACTCCGTGAAGGACATGGCGGACCAGGAAGATAAGAAGTTCCTGGACACCGTCAACGCCATCCTCGCGGCCACGCCGGCGCAGGTTGTTGCGGGTACTGGGTTCAACAGCGCAGCCTTCAAGCTGGGCTTCCAGAACCTCGTGAGCCGCCGCCTTCCCATCGGGAAGCTGCTTATGACCAAGCAGACCTACTACGAGGCTCTTGATCTCCCGGCCACGAGCGTCGGCAATGATGTGGCGTCGCGTCACTACGCGGAAGGCATCGAGAAGGAAGAGCGCCTCTGGGGCATTCCGGTCATCTCGACCATCAAGACCGACATCCTCACGCCCCAGGCGGGCGCGTCGCACTCGGTCTACGTGTTCGCGCCGGAGAACTTCTTCGGCAACTTCTTCCTGCTTCAGGACGCCACGCTGTTCATCAAGCAGGAAGCGGACATGATCTTCTTCCACACCTACGCGGCCCCCGGCATCGGTATCGGCAACACGGCCTCCATGTGCCGTATCGACATCGCCTGATAGGCGGTAACGGCCGTGCCCGCTCTTTACTGGCTACGACTGGTCTTTGGGACTGTGCTTGACCTGCGCAGTCTCAAAGACTACGGCGGACAGCCGCTGGTCTTTAGCTCACCCGCGTTCATGCGTATGCGGGTGACTAAGGACACGCTCGATAGCGATCTGGTTCAACGTTATATTGCCATGGGCATGTTGACGTATGAACCGGACGCCGAACACAGCGGCGCCCCCGTGCCGGTGAAGGCGTCTGTGCTGCAGCCGCCACCGGTTGTTCCCGCGCCCGCTCTCGAGCCCGCACCCGCGCCTTCCCCCGAGCCCGAGCCCGAGCCCGAGCCTGCGCCCGAACCCACGAGCCTGCCGGAAGTGCCCTCTGTACTGGAGACACCTTCGGAAGTTTCACCGGAACTGGCGCCTGTGACCGACACAGGGTCCGAACCCACTAAAAAGACCCCACGGCGTCGCTGAGATAAGCGACACACTCCGAAAAGGCGCGGTCCAGTAGGTCCGCGCCTTTTTCGCGTGGTATACTCGGGCATCAGCACATGGCTACGCAGACCATAAAGTGGCTACCCTCTACGTCTCCAAATATCGTGGCTTACACGATATTGAAGAGCGACACAGGTATTGCAGGGCCGTATACGCAGCTGACCCAGCTCCTGAACATGATTTCGGGGCCTAACTGGTTGACCGCGGAGAACTGTTTTTTCTACAACGATGATCTGGTGCCGTATAGGTGGTACCAAATACAAATACTAGATCAGTACGGCAATAGCTCTGCGCCTACTGCGCCTACACCCTTTCAAGCCGGCAACAGCCCGGTAGCCACGCCATCGCTCTACGTTACAGCCCTTACCGAGAATACCGGCGGAGCGAATAATCTGCAGTACGTTACGCAGGGCGGTACGCCGATAAGCGGTGCCACCATCCGCGTGTACCGGAAGCTGGACTGGGATACCAAACAGTACAGCAAAGTGATAGGCACTGCGGTTACTGCAGCTACAGGCGGTTGGGCCGCACCCGTGTTTGTAGAGCCGGGTGAAACCTATACAATCGTCTTCGAAAAGACCTACGAATACGGTCCTGACCGTACGGAAATCACGGTGTAAAGATGCCCAGTCTGAAGACAGCTGCACAGATTAGAATCCAGCACTGGACTACCATCCAGATGTGGATGACGGGCGGTGCGCAGTTCACCGACGCGCCCCCTCTAGACGTAGTAGGCGGAACAGGCTTAGTGTTCGAGCACGGCGTCTGGAAATACCCGCAGCAGGCTGTTGGTGGGCGCTTCAAGGTGAGCTCTTTACAGAGTGCCCCCGTACGCTTGACTGGTGTAATGGCGGACTTCGGCGCTTCCACGGCCTGGACGCTCTCCGTCGTGGGTATCGACGGTACGGGCGCACGCCCAGACAATACATCCGGGGAGCCCTACGCCGCCGCGGACGCAGCCCTGTTCCGTGAAGGCGCCATCCAAGTAGCCTCCGGCACGGATCGTTACTTGGCGTTGAACCTCAACAGCACCGCCAACGACAAGTTCGTGATCGTGCTGCCGGGGCAGGACGTAGTTCTTACCACGGCCGCGGGCGTAGCTCCGCTTGCGCGGTTGACCTTCGGGCTATGCACTGATTTCTACTGAGCTAATCCATGCCCATAGTCGCAACACCGGCTACGCCGATCATCGTGACCACGGACCAGGTCCGTAGGTTCATGCGCGACTACCCTGATAAAAACATCCTTCTTGACGACGTAGAGTTCAGTCAAGAAGACGTCAATCAGGGAATCGAAATGGTGACGTCTAAATACAACGCAGTTACGCCGCAAACGTCACTGTTCCCCTCTACGTGGCCTAGCCATCTTCAGTACGTGCTACTGCTAGGTGTGGCCGCCTACCTGATCAAGAGCTGCGCCTTTCTGCAGCTACGCAACCAGGCAACCTACCAAGACGGGGACATTGCCCCGATTGGTATTGACGACAAGTACCCGCTCTACCTGCAATTCGCACAAGCACTTCAGGCTGAGTGGGACGAACTAGTGCGCGGCATAAAGACCCAGAACAACCTGGAGTGTGCGTACGGATCCCTGTCCTCGGGATACCGAAACGTATCCAGGTTTCATCAAAGTTAGGCGGTCCCCGTGGTCAGTGCTGCGTACGCCCTTGGTTGTCTAGCGGCTCGGCAAAAGCTGGGAACTGTTGCGGGCGCTATTGAATACGCACCTGCGAATACGCAGGACACACCTACTAACAGGGCCAACCTAGTTCAAGAGCAGCAGCTGCACGCGCGGCGCGAACCGGACCCTGTGTTCATGGTTCCCAAAATGGCTAGCCAAAGTGACGCGGGTTACGCGCGATTCTCCGACGGTATCTACGGCGTAGGTGCTGCTGACGCCAACCGCCTTATGGTTGACCGTGATCTGCGCAATCAGTTATCGATACAACGCGCGTTCGATACTAATAACAACCTAGACGCCTCGTTCGGACCTGAGCCGGCAATGACACAGCCCCATGGTTCCGAGAAGGCAGCCGCTGCTGCCGCTACATTTGGTGTAGGCGGAGGCCTTCGCTCGGGCGGTATGACAGGCATGTCGAGCGCCAAGTCGTTGATGGGTACTGGCGGTATGCCGCAATTAAACGCGCCTAAGCCCAACATGAACATGCACCTAGATCCTCGCGTGGATAAGCCGCCCGGAATGAACCTTCAGCACGGCATTCAAACTGCGTCCGGTGCATACGACATGAGCAGCTCTGCGGGGTCTCCAGTGCGGCGGTTCCAAGGGAACCCACTCTGACATGCGCGGTGCCCCGCACAGGCCGGGCAAGGTAGCGGCGGCGCCTGAGATGGGTGCGGCGCTGTATAGCCCTGTGTCCAGTGCTACAGGGGACTCAGGGCGAAGCCACGGGCGCACCAACGATGATCCGGCTAACAACGCTGCTTCAGCTTTCGAAGAGCAGCAAAAGCAGCTGTTAAACCATCCTCACAATGAGGCACACCCATTTCCAGTAGGTGCGCTACAGAGCGCACGGCTGAAGAGTGCCGCAGAGGACTGGACAGAGAAACTGCTGGCAAGTTCGCCCGTACCCGTGCGTAGCGGTGACAGTTCCGCTTTTGTAACGCACGGCAATGACAAGTATATCACCCACAACAGGGCCGATAAGAGCCAGTGGCCCGGACTAGCGCATGAACTAGGACACGCTGATGTAGATAAGTCTGCGCTAGGCGCTCTTAGCCAAAGCGGTGCGGCGGACCTGTTGATGAAGGCGGCGCCAATAGTCGGAGGAGCGCAGGGCCTAGCGGGCGTACGCTGGCCAATAACCCTAGCTACTGCGGGGCTCATGTCCGCACCCCGCGTAGGGTCTGAGCTGGCTGCAGACTACAAAGGGTACCAGCGCCTTAAAGAGCTAGGCGCAGATGATAAGACGTTGGGCGAATATCTTGGCGGCATAGCGGGGCAGCAGGCTAGCTACTTAATGCCTGCAGCGTTGGCCGTCGGAGCTAACAGGGTCATGGACTTTGCGATGAAGCACGCCAAACACAAGCTCGTGCGCCGCATGAAATTCCGTGGCTTAGACATCAGCATCGAAACCGACACCGGCGACCGGCGCGAATGGTACGACCCGCACGCGGACAAACACGGCGTGACGGTCATGAAGTTTCCGTATGGCTACATACGGAAAACGCTTGGTACAGACGGTGATCACGTAGATGTATACGTCGGCCCTGATGAAGAAGCTGCGTACGTGTACGTGGTTAATCAGATGAAAGCCCCTGCGTTCAAAGAATTCGACGAGCAGAAGTGTATGCTCGGGTTCGCTAACGCAGCTGCGGCTAAGAAGGCCTATCTAGACCACTACACGGACACGCGGTTCTTCGGATCCATGAAGCGGGTTGGCTTCGAAGATTTCAAAGCGAAAGTGTTGGATAAAGGTAATCACGGGGAAAAGGTCGCCGCCCACGCCGACACCCGCTTCTCCGAACGAAGCACCCTCGATAAGTCTCACCTATCCAATCTGCGCACCATGCTTAGAGCCGCAGATCTGAACCAACTGCCTATGCAGTTCACGGTGCCTATGGTCGACGGTACTCGAGCAGTGGTTGCACGCGTGGGCGACGCCAAGCCCCGACTGACCCTCAAGACGGTGCTAGCTGCACACATGAAGTCTAATGACCCTGTAATCACCATAGACACACTTCATGCAACAAAACATGCAGCGTTGAGCGATCAACGTGTCATGGACCTTGCGGGGTTCAAGCAGACACCAAACAAACACCTTCCGGACGCTCAGGTAGCGCGCGGTAC